GGGTGGGTTGTACGGGACATCACCGGAATACACCCAAGGCTGCACGCGAACCGTGAAGACGCGGAGGCTTTCGCGAACTGCCAGCCAGTTGGGGAGGTTGTGCCGCTTTTCGCCGCACCAGCACTGACGGACGAGGAGCGGGAGGCGGTTGGCTTCGGCATGAACTCGCTGGATGTGGCTTGCAGCAGAATGCAACCAAAGATTTACGCGCAAGAGATTCGGCATCTAGAGAAAGCGTCAGATGCGCTTCGCGGCCTACTCAAGCGACTTTCCTGAGAACCAGTGTTTCTGCCGTTCCGTATAACTCCCGATAATTACACGCTCGCCAGATAACACGCCGCTCATTGACGCCTACCAGCCGCGAAACGACGAACGCCGCTATTACGAAGCCGCAATAATGCCAACCGTCACCATTCGCTACACGCTGCCCGACGAACAGGCAGAGTACGACGCCGCGAGGCTGGGCAGTGAGGCCATGCAAGTGCTGTGGCAGATCGATCAGACCTGCCGCAGCCTGCTGAAGCACGGCGCGCCGACAGAGGCAGAGGCCGCGCTGGCACAGAGGATACGCGAGATGATCCCGCACGAACTGCTGGAGCATTAGCGTTGTGTATCATTTGTGATACTCAACACAAACCGCACATACGGCATAGCGCCGTACTGAAATCAGAGAGGGCCATGACGGACGGAATCGAACATCTTTGGCAGGGCATCGGCGCGGCGGTGACGCTGGCAGGGGCCGCGCTGTACCTGTGGATTTTGAGCCGGGTTCGTTACTGAAATCAGAGAGGGACATATGATCTACGACCCAATCAAACGGCGTGACAGTCTCATCGCGGCGCAGGCTGACTCCGCGAGGTTCATGGGCGAGTTTTTGAACCGCAGGCACACCGCATTCACAGGCTGGCTTCGGTGGCAGATTGAAAAGCGGGAGACTCGTCTGGATACCATCGGACTCATAGAAAAGGCTGGCGGCGATGCTCTGGAGGCAGAGGCCGCGAGGACGGCTGGCGAGGCCGCTGCGTTTCAGGAAGTGCTGGCTTACATCAACAGAGGCTACAAGGCCGAATGACGCTCTTGAGCGAAAGAAGCGAACTACCGAGGAATCCTCGGGAGTGCGCTCTTGCGGCGATATCGCGTCGTGCGACCCCCTCTAGCTTGAGCTCGGCCCCCGGCACAATCGCCGGGCATGATCCAGCATCTTCAGGCTCTCGCGGTTCACGCCTATTACGCCGGCGAAATAGATACCGGCCGCCGGGCCTGCGATCGCCTGCTCTCGATGCCGCTTCCGCCGGATGTCGAGATGCAGACGCGATCAAACCGCCTCTGGTATCAGCCGCCGCTTGACGAGCTCGCCGACTGCCGGTTCGTGCGGATTGACGTGGAGCCGGCCCACGAGAGCTGGAGCCTGTTCAACCCCTCGATCCTAGCTCACGGCGACGAGCTCCTTGCGGTGGTGCGGTCGTCGAACTACCGAATTGTGGATGGCCGCTACGAGATCCCGCCGGCCGACGGCAACGTGATCCGCTCAGAGAGCCTGCTTGCGCGCTACACGCCCGACCTGACGCTCCGCGACTGCCGCGGCATCCGCCGGCCCGACTACCCGACCACCGACTACCCTGTCGACGGCCTCGAGGACTGCCGGCTTCGCCATACCAAAACTGGTATAGGCGTCTCGGCCACGATTCGCAACGCCGCGCCGCGCGACGGCCGCTGTCGCATCGCCACGGCCGACCTTGACGTATGTCAATCGAGCCTCGACGGCCTAGTCATCCTCGACTCGCTCTCGACCCAAGAGCACGAGAAAAACTGGATGCCGCTCGAAGGCGGGCCGCACCACGGCGGTTGGCTATACGCCGCAAGTCACCGCGGCCACGTAGTGACGGTCGACCGCGACCCGAGCCTTGCCGGGGCGTATTTGATTCACCAGCGCGGCCCGGCTCCGCTGATCGCGAAAGAGTTTCGCGGCGGTGGGCAGGCGATCGCCTTTCGCGATGGCTACCTTGCGGTGATCCATGAGGTGGCCGGCATCGACTGGCGGAGGGCCTACGAACACCGATTCCTCTGGTTCGACAATGCGTTGACGCTGCAACGCATGTCGCAACCGTTTGCGTTCCGCGAGCCGCGGGCGATTGAGTTTGCCGCCGGGCTCGCCGCCATCGGCAACCGGATCGTCGTGAGCTTTGGCGTGCGCGACGCGGAAGCGTGGCTTGTTGAGATCGCAGCCGGCCAGGTGGAGGAGATGCTTCATGCCGTCCCCGTTTCGGGCTAAAGTCTCAAAAGCCCTTGCCGACGCTTGGCGTCCGCACGACTGGTTTGAGCTCAACCAGGCCGTCGAGAATCACTACTACCACAAGGCCAGCGTCTGCGCGGACGTGCGGCCGAAACGGGTGATTGAGATAGGCACGCGGTGCGGGTACTCGCTGGTGGCGTTTGCCACGGCGGCTCCCGAGGCCCGTTATCTGTGCTTGGACGGGGCGACAGACTCCGACTCGTTTGACTGCCTCGCCCACTGGCAAAGCGTGGTCGACCGATGGGTGATCGACGCGAGCCTCGTGGTCGTCGACACCAAGCACGTTCGCAGCCTGCCGCCGGCAGACTTCGCCCACGTTGACGGCGACCACTCGTTCGACGGTGCCCTCCGTGATTTGCGGCTCGTCTCGCACTGCAAAACGATTCTCGCCGACGATTGCTGCAACCCAGAGGTCAAACGGGCTGTCGTGCAATTCGCGGCCGAGCGTCACCGTCGCGTCGACTGGCATCACGACGGCCTCCGCGAATCGGCGGTGCTCACATGAAAATTGGCATCTACGCGCTCGCTAAAAACGAGATTAAACACGCGGCCCAATGGTCCGAATCCTGCCGCGAAGCCGACGTGCGCGTTGTCACCGACACCGGCTCCACTGACGGCACCGTCGAGGCCTTGGAGGCCGCTGGCGTGACCGTGGCCCGCGGCTACGTCTGCCCGTGGCGTTGGGACGACGCGCACAATCTTTCGCTCAATCACTTGCCGCCTGACATCGACATCGCGATCCGGCTTGACCTCGACGAGCGGATTCAGCCAGGCTGGCGTGAGGCGGTCGAGCGGGCCTGGACCGACGGCGTCAACAACCTCCGCTATCACTACGTCTGGTCGTGGGCGCCCGACGGCTCCGAGGGACTGGCGTTCCATTGCGACCGCGTCCACTCTCGCCACGGGTTCCGCTGGGCCCAGGCGACCCACGAGGGCCTTGTTTGCTGGAGCGGCGAAAAGGTGCAGGCGTTCGCCGAAGGGCTCCAGATCCACCACCACCGCGACGCCGGCAAGAAACACGTTACCGACCTCACGCTGCTCGAGGTGGCCGTTCGCGAGGCCCCGCACGACGCTCGAGCCCAATGGTATCTGGCCCGCGAGCTCGACTACGCCTGGCGGACGGAGGCTGCTGACGCCTTCCGAAAATATCTTGGGATGCCGGGCGGCACCGCCACGGAGCGGAGTTACGCCGAGCGTTCGCTTTACCGGCTCACGGGCGACGAACAGCACCTTCACAACGCGGCCAAGGAAGCCCCAGGAGAGCCAGACGGGTGGGAGCGGTTGGCGTTCGTTAACTACCAGCGCAGGGAGTGGAACAACGTAATCGGTTTTGCGAGGCAAGCTAACGCGGCCGATTGGCCGGGCACGCATTGCACCGACCCGCACGCTCCGACAAAGGCGCTCGATCTGCTCGCCGTCGCCCTTTGGGAGCTTGGCCAGCGGCACGAGGCCCTACGGCACGCACGCCAGGCCGCGGCAAGATGGCCACTAGACGAGCGGCTGGCAAACAACGTCGCCGCCATGGAACGCATTCTGTCTGCTGGGGCCGCCGCGTGAGCTATCTACGGGAAATTGCCGATGCGTTAGCCGATGGCCTGGGCGCCGCGACGTGGAGCATTGCCTCCACGACCGTCCAGCGGAAGAACTGGGCCAACGTCGACCTCGAGGATCTGGCGACGCCACGCATCTACGTCACGCCCGGCTCGGCATCAATGACGCGCGTCGGCAGGCAGGTGACGCAGTCCGACTATTCGGTGGACATTTTTATTGGCCAGCACGTCCAGACCGACGCCGAAGTCGACGCGATGATCGACCTGGCAGACGAGCTCTTGCTCTACATCCGTGCTCACGATTGGAGCAATTCTGAAAACTGGCCGGAAGGCGTGACCAGTCCCGTGGAGTTGCAGATCGAGCTGAACCCGGACGACGCCTTGAGCGAGCGCAACGCGTGGCGCGCCGTGGTCAACGTCACGTATCGCGTGTTTCAGGCGGACGAGCTGCCCGAGGAGTGATCCCATGCAGCCCACGGTCAAGGTTCGCGGCAAGATCAACACGGCCCATGTGCGCAAGCGCGTCAGCAGAGGCACCAAGGAGGCTTTGCCTGGCGCCGGCGTGATTGTGCAGCGATCCGCACGGCGGCAGTTTTCGCACCGTAACGTCAAAAACAAACCCAAGTGGCAAGAGGTTGGCACACGCAATGGCCGCCCTGTGCTCGCCATGGAATTTCGTCCGCCGCTCAGCGGCAAAATCACGTCATGGAAAAACCCGCGCGGGCGAGGTGCAGTCAAAACCGGGTTCTTGCGTACGCTAATCAAGTTTGACGTAGACAATCGCCGGGAGAGCGTGGCGATCGGCCCGACAGACGAGGCGACGTGGCTCAACAAGCTGCAGGAGTTCGGCGGCAGCGGTCAGCGGGTGCTGCGGCTGATTGGCCATTATCCAAGCAACGGTCGCCGCAAAAACAAGGTGCTTGAGCGGTTCCCGCCGCCGGCATCTTTAATAGGCGGAGGCCGCCGCAAAAAAGGCCGCAAATCACTAGCGGGCGGAAGCGCCTACGTCGGCGTCTGGGTCGACCCTGCTCACACGCACCGTCGCAAGACGGTCGACCTTGTGTCGCGGTCCGCCCGCGTGCCGCCCGGCCAATACATGTCGAAGGGCTTGGCCAAAGTCCGCGACCGCTTGGCGGCGCAGTGGAAAGACCGGATCTACGGCCCGTGACCCCCTACGGGCAAATGCCGGCCAATCCTAGTCTGGCACTTAGCCCCGCACACAGGAGACGCACGTGGCAGTAACTCTCGGAAAAGACGTTAGCGTGACCGGGCTGACCGGCGCTAGGTCAGTCACCGTCAACAATTCAGCCGCCGAAGTGGACGTGACGAAGTTCGGCGACACCGCCCGCAAGTTCAAAAAGGCGCTGATCGAGCAGACCGTCGAGGTCGAATGCGTTGAGGATCCAGGCGTTGCCGTGGGCGCCTCGTTCACTCTTGGCGGCCCGGCGTTCGGCAACACGATCGAATTCATCGTTACGAGCATTGCCCAGGCAGAGCCGATCGACGGAATTGTGACGTTTACCGTAAGCGCGACTCGCGCGGCTACCCAAACCTGACACAGAGGAACAACCAACCATGGCCATTACGCTTGGCAAGGATTCTGCCGCCCCCCCGGTCGGAACCGACATCATCTCGGCGACGTTTACCGAGGAATGCGAAGTTATCGACGTGACGAATCGCACGAACCGCGGCGGCTCGACCGGCAACCCTGGTTTCAAGGCCAGCGTGGCCGGGTTCAAAACCCGCATGTGGGAAATCGAGTGCCACGACCCTACGGGACTTGCCGCCAAGCTGGAGAGCAACACTGGCACCGGCGGCTATCTCGTGATGTCCGTGAACGAAAAAATTTCTCTCGACGGGGCGGTGACCTACACCGTGACCGCGCGGGAGACCTGATCCCGTGGCGATCACGCTAGGCAAAGATTGCACGATTGCGCTAGGGAATCAAATCCTGAGCGCACGTAGCGTCAGCCTGGCGTATAGCGTTCGCACAATCGACGTTGAGGAATACGGCAGCCGCGAAGCCGCCGTATATCCAGTGGGCGTTGAGGCGAGCGTGAGCGTGGAATTCAACGACACGGCCGACCTGGCCGGTGCGTACCAGCTCGTGACCGCGGGCACGCCAATCACGGTGTCGGGCGGCGCTGGCAACTGGTCGTTTCTGGCCGTCATCACGTCAATTTCAGAATCCGATCCCATCGACGGCGTCGCGACCTTCACGGTCGAGGCCCGTCTTACCCGAGCAGGATTGAGAGCCTAAATGCGAGAGTTCCGAGACGACCAAGGGCGCCCGTGGATGGTCGCCGTCACCGTGGCAGCCGCCGAGCGCGTTCGCGGCCTAGTCACTTTGGACGTTACAGAAGACGTGGAGCAACCGGACGGCACGGTCGCCAGACAGACGCGATCAGCACCGTTCGACATCATTGACACTACGAACATCGCAAACACGCTGCAAATTCTCCGCAGCCAATACGGCAAGGTCGGCGAAGTGCTCTACGCGATCTGCCGCAAGCAGGCAGAAGACAAAAAGATCAGCCGCGACGAATTCCTTGACGGCCTCCGCGGCGACGCGATCGAGGCTGGCGTCAAGGCGATCGAGGAGGAGCTTGTCGATTTTTTCCCCTCGCGCCTCCGCAAGATGGTCGGGCTTCTCGCCAGTCGCATGGACGACATGGCGGCGCAGCTGACGGCCAAGGCGGAGGCGGGACTCGAGGCGGTGACGCTGGAGAGCCTGCTCGAACAGTCTGGCACGCCATCTACGAAGCTGCCGGCATCCTCGGAGTCCACCCCGGAAAATGGACCCTCCGAAACCTCGTCATTGCTCGCGACGCCCGCCTAGAGATGGATTGGTGGCACACTGCCAATCTCCTTGCCCAACAAGCCAACATCAACAAAGCGAAGCACAGCCCGACAACTGACCCGGCGAAACTGAATCCGTTTGCAAAGAAAGCGAAGCCTCGCCAGGCGACGCCCGAAGAAATCAAGAAGCTACTCGGCCCTGACTGGCACACGGTGACAACATGAGTAAAGTCCGTGGCGGCCAAGTATTTGTCGAAATTGGGGCCGATTCCAAGAAGTTTTTTGCTGCGCTTGCAAGCGTGCAAAAGGGAATTGGCAAGATCGGTTCGTCGATGCGGAACCTCGGCTCGCGGATGGCAGCCATTGGGGCCGGCATCGGCCTCCCGGTTGGCCTGGCGGTCCGCCAGTTCGCGGCCTTTGACGACGCGATCCGCGCGACGGCCGCCGTGTCGCAGGCAAGCGGGGCAGAATTGCAGCGGCTGAACGACAAGGCCCGCGAGCTCGGGGCTACAACGTCGTTTACGGCGATCGAGGTCGCCAACCTCATGACGGAGCTCGGCCGCGCCGGCTTCAAGCCGGACGAAATCAACGCCATGACGGGGGCGGTGCTTGACCTGGCCAGAGCGACCGGCACTGACGCAACACTTGCGTCAGGAATCATGGCCGCCACGCTGCGGCAGTTCGGGCTACGCGCAGAAGACGCCGCTCACGCCGCGGACGTGCTGACCTACGCCGCCAATAGCACGTTTAACACCGTCACAGGCTTGGGCGAATCTCTCAAGTACGCCGGCCCTGTGGCAAAGTCTTTGGGAATGTCGCTTGAGGACACAGTGTCAATTCTGGGAGCCCTCGGAAACGTCGGCATCCAAGGCAGCGAAGCCGGCACAGCGCTGCGGCGTCTTGGCGTGATCTCGGCAGCCAGCGGCGAAGAGCTTAAGGATCTCTTCGGCGTCACGAACACCGACGCCGCCGGCAATCTCAAGCCGCTCGTGCAGATTCTTGACGAGATTAATACAGCCACGGCCAACATGCCGGTCGCCGAAAGGACGAAACGGATGGCTGATGCCTTCGGCCTGCTCGGCATCACGAGTGCCAACGTGCTGTCTGGCTCTGCCGATAGCGTCCGCGCGTTACGCGACGGAATGAACAATCTTGACGGCACGGCTAGCAGGACGGCAAAGAACATGGACGCCGGCCTGGGAGGCGCGGTGCGAATCGCCCTGTCGGCAATTGAAGGCACGGCGTTGGCAATTGGCGACGCGCTGGCGCCGTCGATGATATCGCTAATCAACACTATCGACAAAACGGCTACTGCAATTACGGCTTTCGTCAAAGAAAACGCCACGATGATTGTAGACGTAGCTAAAGGCGTCGCGATATTCAGCGGCGTTGGGGTGGCGTTAATTGGTCTGGGCTCGGCGTTAGGAGTAGTGTCGTTTGCAATGGGCGGCCTGTTGACGGCTTCCACGGTGGTAATTGCTCCGTTGGCAGCTATCGTCACAACTGCCATTGCCATAGCCAGTTCGTTTGTTAGTGCAGTAGCAGGCGTATTCGCGTATTCGGCGGCCAGCGTTGCCGCTGCGGCCGCTAGCGGGTTGGCGTGGGCGGCGGCAAACGCGCCGCTGATTGCGTTGCTGGCCTTGCTCGGGGCTTTGGGTGTAGCGGCGTATCAACTAGTCGGAGGATTTTCTGGATTGGCCAGTAGCCTGCGTGAAGGCGTTGCGACTGCGGCCTCAAATGTGGCCATTGTGTTTGGTGACGTAAAGGATGCGGCCACGACCGCCATGGGAGGCATTTATGACGCCATAGTTGGCGGCGACCTGGCTGGCGCTATTGCTATCGCGCTCAAGGGCTTGGAGGTGATGGCCAAACGCATTTTTGACGGCCTAAAAAGTGAAATCGGAGGTTTCCAGGCGTTTTTGGCAAACACGGCCGACGCATTCGCTGTTGCTGCAAAAAACCCATACACGCTGCTCCCCGAGTCGATGCAGCTGCCGGCTCACAAAGAAGCAAATCGCCAGTTGCGCGCACGGCAAGATCAGCGAAACAATGAAGTTCTTCAACCATTGGAAATCAAAGCAAAGTTCAATAGCGGCATGGCGGAATTGCAAGGCATGTCTAACAAGGCTCGCGACACCCGCATTTTCCGGCAACAGGCCGACGACGTAATAGCGTCAATGGCTAGCGCGACCGACTTGCAATCAATGCGGCAGCTCGCCGAGGAATTTCATTTGTTGGCAGCCACCGGGCGGCTTGCAAGGCAGCAGGTGGAAAAGTACGGAGAAGCTGTCGATACCGCCTCGGACAAGATTGCAAGCAAGGAAGCCAGTACGCCTGCGCCAAACACGGAAGCTCAGTCGCGCGATCGGATGGCCATAATAGATCAACAGTCTCGAGACTTTGTTGCCAAAGTCGGCGCTATCACGAGTGCAAGCGAGCTTCAACAATTGCAATCGGAATTTGACGCCATGATTAAATCGGGGGCTTTTGCACCCGACCAGCAACAAAACATGCAAACTGCGCTTGATCTGGCAGGCGTTCAATTCAATCCGCAAACGAAAAATCAGGCCGAGGTCGCTGGCACTTTCTCGTCCGTCGGGCTTGGCGGCCTTGGATTCGGCGGCTCGCTCATCGAACGCATTGAAAAGCACACAAAGGACACGGCTGATGGCGTACGTCAAATGGTCGGCGACCTCCACGGCCAACTGATAGCGGAATAACCCATGGCCCTCACCTGGATCGAAGACAACGCCAGCCGCTCGGCCACGATCGTCCGCCTTGGGCGAAAGGCGGCCTCGAGCTACTCCAAGTCGTACAAGGTTTTTGGCACGACAGACGACACGGTCGTCCACGCCGAGGCCAACGGCTACATCACGGGGACGCTCGCCTATTGGCAGTATCCGGGCCAGCCCAACGTCCAGCTGCGAGCCGAGTCCTACAGCGTCTCGTACCTGGGCGACGACGCCTGGCAAGTCACGATCTCGTATGAGAAGCAGGGCGCCGACGACGACGACCAGCGGGATCCGCTGAAGCGGTCGCGGTCGTTTGACACGAGCGGCGGGACGCAACACATCACGAGCGCGATGCAAGTAGGTACGCGGCAACTCGACTTTGCCAGCGAAGGCGAAGGGACCGCCCCTGTGTTTGAGCGTCGGTACAAGGCCCCTGGCGTGCAGGGCGACGCCCCAGATCAATTTGGTGCCATTGGAGTAGACGGTGACAGCGTCAGCGGAGTAGACATCGCCGTCCCAGCGCTGCAGTGGACCGAGACATACGATGTTCCACATGCGTACGTAACTGCCAAATACATAAAGACCGTGGCATTTCTTACCGGTTCGACGAACAAGGCTGCGTTTCGCACATTCAAGGCTGGCGAAGTGCTGTTTATGGGCTGCTCAGGCTCTCAAGAATGGGACGACCAAAGAGGCAGCGGTCCGTGGAGCCTGTCGTTTAAGTTTGTCGCTTCGCCAAATGCAGGATCGACCGGAACTGTTCCGGCAATCAAAATCGGCGACATTGAAAACATCCGCAAAGACGGACACGAATATTTGTGGGTGCGGTACGAAGACTCGGTCAGCCAAAACAATCTGATTAAAAAACCCAAGTACGTCTACATCGACAAGGTGTACCCAGAAGGCAACTTTTTGCTTCTCGGTATCGGAACCTAGCCATGCCCCGCCCCGACGGACGCATTGAGAAAGGCCAGCCGCTCGCAGGGGCGATCTCTGCTCGAGCGTGGAACAGGGCGCAGGACGCGGCGGATCGCGTGCTGGGGGTTGGGACGGGCGCCGAGGCGGACGGAATTCGCGGGCCGTCGGCGCCGTACACGTTCGTCCTCTGCAAACCGTCCGTCACCGTCCAGCGGTGGGGCGTTTTGGAAATCACTGGCATGGAAATCACGCCCACGGGCGCGACTGGTGTTGCTACCGCACAGTATCAAGAAATGCCCGTGTTGACCGCAGGAACGCCATCGGAAACGTCGCAATCTCTGTGCGTCGCCATTGAGCCGATAGAGTCTGGCAAGATCGGCCGAGTTGCTGTGGACGGTGCAGTTCAGTGCAAACTCGACATAGGAAACGCCGGGCACAAGTTTGCCAGGCCGAAAGCGTCTACGTCGGAAATGCAGACCGACTGGGGCGGCCCGGCGTTGATTCTTTGGAAAGACAGCGCCACCGGCGCCGGCAAATGGGGGCTTGTGCGGATTGGCACAGGATCGCCAACCGGCGTTGACGTGGTGACAAATGCCACGCTCGGACCGACCGGCATTCAATTTGAGAAAAAGCGTTTGTGGGCTATTGGCGTCACCGGCGTGACCGGCTCGGCCATCGGCGTGACGGGGTGCTAAATGCCGCTGGGCACAAAAAACGGCTCGATCATCGTGAAGGACGGCAAGCTTGCAGAGAGTTGCGGGTGTTGTGACAAGTGCATGCTTTCCAGTTTGCCGCAAAGCATCGAGCTCGACATTAGCGTCACCGGAGGCGGTCTGTATGCAGGAGTCGCATATAGAACCAGGGGTTATAGTGGCCAACAATTAGTTGATCCAATTCTTTCTATAGGTATGACTTTGTACTCACGACCCCTGATCTCGGGAACCTACTCACTAGCTTTCAGCAGCACTTATCAAACTTTTTCCCCAAGCAACGTCACTACTTACGGCCGGTACTCTTACGCAGACGGACACATTGCAATCAACGCCGACGCAAACGGTTACGGTTTTTTGCGCGTGGAGTTTGGAAGCGTTCTTGTGGCGCAGTCTTTAGATATACAAACAAACGCACCTGCGCAAGTCAAAACGTCTCAAGAAATGAGCGACTTATTTGATGAATTGTTAGCCGGTAGGCCTCAAACTAATGCTTTGTTTTTCACAGGTTATCAGGACCGAACGTCTAACGGGTTAATGTTGGATTACTATTTCCTCCCAAGCACACGCGTACAATATAACTGTGCAAATTCGCTAATAAGTCCAACACTTTTTTCGAGTGAATTGTTATCGGGCGGTGGTTTTGATTATTCAACCAATGGAACGCTGTTCCCGTTTTCGTTTACACGCAAACGCTCGCGGGATTTTCTCGCTACATCAAAATCGTATTTCGACCAAGCGGGCTCCTATTACATAGGGCGAGTGGCTGACGAGCTTGGCAGTTTTGCTGGAGATTGGCAAATTCAAGAATTCCCATTTACATACAAAAACCAGGGACACTTCAATTATTTGGCAACTAACTACCTGAGTGAAACCCTGGTTGTGCAAGAATGCCGCGCTGTATTTGCTGACGGAACAACCAAAATACTTCCATTTGGATGAACTGCCGATTTATAAAAAACCGTTGTGTCACATGTGGAGCGTGGGCTTCGTCTGTGTACGTGACGCGCAGATGTAGCGGCGAAGTACCCGCTCAGCCCACGCAAAAACGCCCCGGCACCGAACTCTCCAAGCTCCTAAAACGCTTCGGCATCGAGCCGACGCCGACCTGCCAATGCCGCGCCAAGGCCTCCGAGATGGACGCCTGGGGGCCGGACGAATGCAGCCGGCCCGAACGGATCGAAGAGGTGGTGGCGGTGATGCGCGAGGAAGCCAAGGCACGCGGCCTGCCGTTCGTTGACGCGGTCGGGCGAATGCTTGTCCGCCGTGCAATCGCCAACGCGAGGCGCAACGCTCCACCCCCTCCGGCCGACTTGACCGACCCGCCCTAATGGCGTCATGTCTGCCCTTTTCCGCGCCGCCCTCTCGGACGCCCTCGACTCGCCGCCGTGGATTCTGCCCGCCGTCCGCGAGCTCCGCGGGATCGTCATCCCGGCCGGCGGCGAGCTCTACGGCCGCCTCGCCTGGAACCTCGTCACCACGCTCCGCGGGCTCGGCTGCACCCTGCCTATTGAGATCTGGCACATGGCGGGCGAGATGCCCGAGGACATGGCAGCCGTGTTCACCGAGGCCGGCTGCCGCCTGGTCGACGCCGACGCCACGCTGGCTGCCTTGCGAATCGTGCCACGCAAGAACGACGCAGAGATCGGCCGCGGTCGCGGCTGGTGGCTCAAGGCCGTGGCCGTGCGTTTTAGCGGCTTCGCTGAGGTGCTGCTGCTCGACGCCGACAACGTGCCGGCCCGCGACCCGACCTATCTCTTTGACGATCGGGCCTACACGCGACCAGGAGCGTTCTTCTGGCCAGACCTCCCGCCGGTCGGCAATCGGACGGTCTGGGTGCCAGAGGTTGCTTGGCGCAACGTGGGCCTCCATCCCGTCTACGGCGTGCGCGCCCTGGAGAGCGGGCAGCTGCTAATAGACCGCCGCCGCCACCTCCACGCTCTCGACATCGCCGTGTTGCTCAACGAGTGGCGCGACTACACCTACCAGTTCGTGTACGGAGACAAGGATTGTTGGCTCCTCGCCTGGCACCTCGTGGGCAGCCAGTACGGCTTGCCAAGTCGCAACCCAGCCTATCGGCATCCCGCCATTTGTCAGCACGACGCCGCAGGCAAGCTTGTGTTTCAACACGCCTGCGCAGCCAAGGACGATATCGCGGCCGGAAAGATCATTACCGGCATCGTCTCGCGGCGGTTCGCGCCGGACGCCGCCGCCAGCCTCGCCACCAAGCGACTCGCAGCCCAGAGGCCAGGCCCCAAATGAGGCGTCGCCGCACGGTCTACATCGCCGGGCAACGCTGGAAGGTGGAGTGGGACGCACGCATCCCCGGCGCGTACGGCATCTGTGACTACGAGACGCGGACTATCAAACTGGCCGCCGGCATGGACACGGCCGAGCTCGTCGACACGATCCTCCACGAGTTCATTCACGCCAGGTGGCCGGACCTCGACGAAACCGCCGTAGCCGACATGGCGGAGACGTGCTCTCAATTTCTTGACGCGGCTGGTTTGCTAAAGGCAGACGACTAGCCACACGAGCGGAGGCCAAATGGCAGGCGATCCGATCACGGATATGGCGAAACGGCTTGCGCGGATGCACCCCGACGCCCCGGCGCAGACGCTGGCGCGACGCTTGGTCAAGGAAGCCAACGGTGCAATCACGCTGCAGCAGGCTCGAATGCGAATGCAGCGGCAGTTTGGGAATCACGGCGCAAAGAACCGCAAAACTCAGAAGCCTACAGCCCCTCGCCCGCCCAGGACTGGTAACGAAATGCTGTCGCTACCAAAAACGCTTGCCGAGCCGTGGACGCCGTACGTGCTCAAAGTCACCGGCAACGTCGGCATTCTTTCAGACGTTCACGTGCCGTATCACTCCGAGATCGCGGTGGCCGCGGCTATTGGGCACCTCAAAAACGAAGGGCTGGCCGCGCTGCTCTTAAACGGCGACATCGCAGATTTCTACGCGATCTCGCGGTACATGAAAGACCCGAAACAACGGGACTTCAAAGGCGAGCTGGAAGCGGTTCGGGACTTCGTTGCCTATCTGCGGCAGGAGTTTCCCGAAATCCCGATTGTGTTCAAGCTCGGAAATCACGAGGAGCGGTGGCAGCATTGGCTGTGGCAGCACGCCGTAGAAATCAGCGACGACCCACGGATGAGCCTGGCGGCGTGGCTCGACCTGACGAAACACAACGTCGAGCTCGTCGAAGATCAGCGGCCAATCATGCTAGGCAAACTTCCCGTGCTCCACGGACACGAGCTTCCGAAGGGCATGGCCGCGCCGGTCAACGTCGCTCGAGGTGCGTTCCTGCGCACGCTCTCGACGGTTCTCGTGGGGCATTCGCACCGCACGTCGAATCACGCCGAATCCGACATGTGGCACCACGAAACTGGATGCTGGAGCACCGGGTGCCTGTGCGATCTGCGGCCTGACTACGCGCGAATCAATCGGTGGAACCACGGGTTCGCAATGGTCGCCGTTCACGACAAAGGCGTTTTCGACGTTCACAATTTCCGCGTTATGCACGACGGCACGGTGCGCACAGCGTGACGCTTGACGCCGACTACATAACTGCCGCTGAGCAACGCGCCCGCCGGTTTTCTGGCGCATACACGGGCACCTCTGGAACACTCGCCGCCGACGTACTGCACCTCCTCCACGAAAGGAAATTCATGGCAGACACGATTGCAGAACTTGAAGCCGCAAACGCCGCCCTTCGCACAGCAGTTGAAGCGCGTCTGGGCGTTTCCGACGACGCGCCGGAACCGACGGCCATCGACGACGCCGGCGAGGCCGCAATCCCGATTGATTGGATCCTCCAGGGAGAGCGAGAGCTCAAACACGACGATCATCGGCTGCCGGGCGATGGCGTCATTGCTGCTCCGCCTGACAACCTTCGCCCAGGCTCTCGCGAGTTTCTAGATGTGCTGGATGAGCTCAAGGCGCTTCACCTGAGAAAAACGCTTGACTATGGCGTGGACGAAGACGCGCTTTCGAACATCCGCAGCAGCGCCGAAATCGTCAATATGCCGGCGTGGGCTGGGTGCGTCCTTCGCATGATGGACAAGATGCACAGGCTCAAAGCGTTTTTTCGCCGCGGTCGCGTTGAGTTTGACGGACTCTCAGACACGCTCAAAGACATAGCGTGCTACGCCGTAATAGCTGAAGTGCTGCGACGAGAAGAGCAGGCAGGCTAGCCCCTACGGGTTTTGGTTGCGCCGCCGTAGCGTGAATGCGTGATCGCGTATTCGCATTTTCGCCGTGGCGGTGCCGAAGGTCGCGAGCCAATCGCGGCACCGGGAGACGTTACGTCATTGGCCGCGACGTACACGGCGAAACCCCAGACCTGGGGCAAGATCACGAGCAAGCGACCCAAGGCCGGCAACGTCTCCGACATCGAGCTCGTGGCGTTTCAGCTTGGCTGCAGCGTCGAGGCTGCCCGCCGCGCAATCAAATACGGGCTGATCTAAATGGCCGACACCGTTACTGACACGCTGACGGGCTCGCTGCGGACATCGCTGCAATGGCTGCGAACGGACACGCAGGAAGTCGGCACGGTCACAAACCGCAAGACCGTTGGCGGCACGTACACGCTCACGGACGGCGACGGCCCCGGCCAGGCCGACATCGTGTTTGCAGATCAGCGCACCATCGCAGCAAACACAATCGAACAGTTTGACCTCTTGAACCTGTCGCAGACGGCCCTTGGCGTGACCGTGCCGTTTGTTTTTCGCCAGCTGCGGGTGATTCGCATCGTCAACGAATCGACGGTTGCTGGCCGCCGGCTCCTGGTTGGCGTCGATCCCGGCCGCCCCACGGTTGTCTACGCCGCCGAAATTGGACCTGGCTCGGAGTGGTGCAGCGTCAACCAGACCGACTCGTGGCGCGTGACTTCTGCGAATTCCGTTGTCAGGATCGCAAACCCCAACGCCGCGGCGGTGACGTACTCGCTGTTCCTAATCGGCACCTCGACGGCAGCTGGAGGCAGCGGCAGTGGCAGCTAGTTTCTCACTTACCGGGTCGCTCCGAGTTGCGCCATCGTGGGTGGACGACCTCAACACGACCGCGCTTACAGACTCCGCCACCGCCTCGATCTCGTTTGCACTCGCCAACGGCACAGGCAGCGGCCAGGCGAACGGCTACTACAAGGACGTGGTGACCGTCGCAGCCAGCGGCACGGCGAACATCGACCTCCGTGCGTTGCCGCTCGTGTTCATGGGCGGTTCTGGCACGCTTTCGCTGGCCAGCGTCAAGGCCCTGCTCGTGGTCAACCGCTCGAGCACCGCGACTCTGTCAGTTGGCGTGAGCGTGGCCAACCGCTGGACCGGGCTTTCGGCCGGACTCATCACGGTCGGCCCCTCTGGCGTGTTTTACACCACGCAGCTCACCACCGGGCTGGCCACCACGGCGAGCGACAAGGTTCTAGCCATCACGAACAACGGCGCGAGCGCCGCAGACGTTGAGGTCTACATCGTAGGAGTGAAAACATGATTAGTTCGACGCCGATTGCCGCCGCGCAGGATGTGCGCAGTCTCGCGGAAAAAGTGCGTGCGTTTGTGGCCGCGGCAAAAACCGCCGCCGTCGGCGGGCTTTCCGTCGCGGAGTTCTCCGAGCTTGCCGTTGCCCTGCTCAGGATCGCCGTGGCTGCAGCCGACGCCATTCCGGTAGACGGTGCCCAGCGCAAAGAGTTCGTCCTAAACGCCATTGGCCTCCTGTTTGACGAGGTTGCGGACTGGTGCATTCCGACGCTCGCCTGGCCGGTGTGGCTGATCGTGCGGCCTGCCATGCGGCAGCTGCTGTTGATGATTGCCTCCGGTGCGATTGAATCCCTGCTCCCGCTTGTGCGAAAGGTCGCCGCATGATTTATCTGCTGCTTATCGCCGCAGCCGCGGTTGTTTTCTGGCCAAACCTGGCACTGCCGCGGCTTGCGCCGCCTGCTGGCGAGACGTATCAATCGGCCATCGCCGACCTAGCCAACGTGCGCCGCCGCCTGGTGCGGACTCAACGGCTTGACGAGCCAGTCAAAAAGGCAATCGACACACTGACGCTTGCCCTGGTGGCCGGGAGCGACGAATGACCAACCGGACGCGTTACGCGCTGGCCGCCTGCCTGCTCGCCGGGTGCGTTGTTGTCTACGCGATTGAGGCTTTGCGGTCGCCGACGCCGGCACCGACGCCCAACGGCGGCTTGTCGATGCGTGGCCTATTCATCGGCCCCGAGGCGTCCGCTGACGCCGCCCGGCTGGCCGCCTTGTGTGACGAGCTTGCCGAGTGCATCGAGCTTGACGGAGTCCGCGAAGGCGGCCCCCGGCTCAAATCTGGCGTGGCGTTCGACGACCTCCGGGTTGCCGCTCGCGAGGCCAGGCTCCGCGGCGAATCGATCGGTGCCAGGCAGCCGCACGTCAAGAAAGCAATTCACGATTATCTCGATGCGGCCGTAGGCCAGTCTGGCGGGCCCGTGAGCCCCGAGCAGCGGTCGAAGTGGGTGGCCGCATACCGCGAATTGTCGAGGGCTTGCGCCGATGCGACGCGATAGCAGAGCTCTTACTGCCGGCGTGCTCCTCTCGATCGCTGCCGTGATGGCGGCGCAGGCGTTTGTCCGCACAGACCGGACGCAATACGGCTACACGCCCGACCCCGAAGGCGCAAGAGCGTTCCTGGCCGAGCTTGGCAACGAGCGTTTCTTCTCGCAGGCCGCCCCCGAGGCAATGCAGAAGGCCGCCGGCCGCGACACGTTTCTTTACCGCTCGCTGCAGCGTGCCCACCAAGCCCGCTACGGCACGCCGTTCGTGGTGGGCAAACAGCTTAACGGCTCGTGCGTAGCGTGGGGCGCGATGCACGCGGTGTGGATCTCCGAGGCGATCGACTGGGAGCTGGGAAAATCTTCCGAGCCGCCGCTCGCCCCGAGCACCGAAGCGATCTACGGCGGCAGCCGTTGCGAAGCCAGGGGCAAGACGTTCGCGGGCTGGTCGGACGGATCTACCGGATTCGCCGCCGCCAAGTGGCTTCGCGAGTGGGGCGTTATTTACCGCAAGCCGTATCCGGCCGTTGACCTCACGACCTACAACGCCACGCTTGAAAAGGACTGGGGCGCGTACGGCTGCGGCGGGCAAAACGACCACGGCCAAATGGACGCGGTGGCCAAACAAGTGCCGTGCCGGCACGTCGTGGCTGTGCGTAATTGGGCAGAGCTGACCGCGGCCCTCGAGGCTGGATTCCCCGTGACGCTCGCCAGCTCGCAGGGCTTTTCCTCAACGCTTGGGCCGAGCGGCATCGCGGAGGCGTCTGGGACCTGGATGCACCAGATGGTGGCTTGCGCAGTGCGCTATCGAGCCAACGGAGCACCGGACGACTTAATCTGCATCCTGAACTCGTGGGGTCCGACGTGGATCGGGCCGCAGACCAACCGCTACCCCGACGACTTGCCGGCCGGCGCGTTCTGGGCACGCCGCCGCGTCGTCGAGGGAATGCTTGGCGACGCCTGGGCCATTGGCTCGGTCGAGACTGGATTTAAGTGGCGTGACATTCACCACGGCGACTGGCTTGCCGTACCGATTTCTACGCTTTCGAGGACGAAATGACGCTGACTAATCGCCAACTCGTGATTCTCTGCCTTGCGTGCATGGCCGCCGGCTGGTGGCTGTCGAGCTCGCCGGACACGCCGCCGCAGCCAGGCCGCCCGGT